TTCCGCCTCCGCCTCCGCCTCCGCCACACTCACACGCGGGTAAAATAACTTGGTTTCCTGTGTACACTTTTCTAGGACCAAGTCTCTCTTGTAAAACAACCTCAAATCTCTTTGGTGTTGTTTTGTTTGTTGGCTTTGTCTGACCTTGAATGCTGTTGTATACGACACGATCCTTCTTCTGCTTTATAAGATCGCCCGAGTTCATTATTTAAGCCAGCGAAAGTTCTTGTGTGCTTCCTCGTGCGACAACATATCCTTCCGAAGATGCCTTGCGAGAAACATTATCCTTATTCAAAAACTTTTGGTATCCCTCCAAATCATTCGGGATAGTTGTAGATGCTTGTGTCGTGAACTGACGTGCTGCTTGTGCCAATCCAAACTTGTCAGAAGTATCCATGAACAAATCATGTGTTACCGCAAACGCTTCATCAATACTCTCTTTCACAGCTGGCTTGGTAATATCGGGCGGAGCAGGAGCACGATTAACATTATCGACATAATCCGTAAAAAGCACATTCATAAAAGGATTTTGGTCGGTAGGTGTCGCAAACTCTCCTTTGTTTGCGTACGTCTCTTTCAAGATTTGAGTAGTTGGGTATAAATTGACAAGTGCTACTGTAATTCCCATCACAATTGGAATAAATAACAAAAAGTGTGTTTCGCCTGTTACCAGTGCCATCAAAAACCCGAAATAGACTGTGAATCGAACAACAGCATTCAAAGCTTCGGGCACAGTCATATCATTCGTAGGTACAAAGCGAGTCCACGTATTCTTTCCAAAAAGGTTGGCTGGATCTTTAAGCCAAAATATCTCACGCCCCATTCTTATTGTGTTACTGTGCTTATTTTCGTGCGGCAACTTTGCGTTGGAGTCGTGCCAACATACGTGCTCGGCGAGCATCGGGATGTGATGAAAGTAATACCGCCGCTGACTGTGTTTCTGCCGCTCCCTCTCCAAAAATACCCTCCTGGAAAATCTTACCAAGAGAATGCTTAAACTTCTCTCGCAACATCTCAATCTCCGCAATCAGATCTTCCTTCTTGAGAGAACCGTTCTTCATCTTGGACTCGACAAATCCCCCAACAACACCTACTGCTCTCTGCATAAACGGATGATTCGGATCTTTCAGCATATTTAGAAGCTCGGCGGGATTAGTCAAATCAAGCTCCTCCAATCCAAACTGCTCAAGCTTGATATTCTCCATCATCTCCATCCCCAGCTTGAAAATACGCGTCTCCTTGAAAAATTCAAACAGTCCTTCGATATTGGTCTTTGTGCTTTCATCGCCCAAAACCTCATCAATCTCCGAAGACTCCTTTCCGGTATACTTTGACCACAAATCCTTGATTGACGCAATCCAATCTTCGCCGATATAGGATGAAGCGAGTGCCGTTCTGAAAAAATCCCACATCATATCGGTATCACGCGATCCCAACTCCCCCCAAAACAGCGAAAAATCAACACCACGAAGAAGAAAACGAGGCTCGCGAAAAATATCCGTGTTTTTCTTGATGAAATCCATCGCAAGTGGACGATAGGTCTCGACAAAAAACGCAGACTCTTTTGCCGGTTCGATAACTGGATATTCTTGCTGTAGCACATCGGATAGTTCAGGACGAAGCTTTCGTAGATTGTTCAAAAATACACCCAAAAAGTCTTCTACCCGAAAACCTTCCATTTTGTAATTACCCATTGTTATAAGCGTAAACATCTAACGAAGCTGGAAGATGATTTCGTCGTGTCGTTTAATGTTGTAAGGAAGGTACATTGTGTAGCGATAGCGACCTATACTGGTTGTAAATTTTTCAAGTTCATCTGCTTCAACGAGGACACCCGAACAGTTTTTGTCTATTTTGTATTTTGTTGTAAAGTTGTTTAGATCGTGCGGTGCCGCAATACCAAGCCACGCACCGTATACCCACGATCGATCTCTATCTACGTTTGATATAATACATCTGTGGAACCGAGTACCATCTGAACCCACAAACATACCAATTTTGGAACGCAGTATTATTTCAGTAAACACCGTGTGCCGAATGGGAACTCCAAGGAAGAACATTGCGGTTACACCACTTAGTCCGTCTTGATTTCCGTTTTGATTCCGCCCATTACACGGCACACCGCAGTCTCCCATCCCAGTTTCTCTGGCAGACCAGGATTTGCCGCCTTAATAGCTGGGTACCGATCAACCGCAGCAAATCGAGCAACTACATACTCCTGCCAACCAAGCTTTGCGATACCCTCCATTTGCCGCATAGTCCAGCCGTACGAGCAGCCCGAATGACCCTCGTACTTCATATGCTTATTGATTGCTTCAACTTCGGGATAGTTCCCGAACATGAAGGAACTGATATTAGCTTCCTTGAGATATCCCCACTTCTCTGCCTTCGTTACCGCAGCCCACGCATCATCCAACATATTGACATCGTTGGAATCATAGCCGAGCTCACTAAACCGTCCGGGAAGAATGTAGTTGTAGTTGTTGTTGTCCATCTCTGTTCGTTGATACCTATTTTAGATCAGATCTCTCCGATCCGTTTTACACAGTAATATCGGGTCCACTACCCGATCTATTTCCACCTCGTGTTACCCAATCCTTTTCTTCTTGCGGAGTTGCACATAAACATCCAACATCGTTCGTGATAGCAGAAGGGCAGCATTCCGGGGTGAACTTTGACTCCTGGTACTGAAACAGCTGGTTGTCATCCGCATTCTCATACGGTTTTAGTGGAGTAGGTTTTGGGGTGCTCGACCACATATTTCCGCCATTTGAGATATCGATTCCGTCATACGAACCAATTCCTTCACTGGCGATAGGAGCACCTGCGGATTGTTGCGAAAATCCCTCGCGAGACTCAAAAAGACGGGTTAGTACAGCGAATGCCAACGCCACAGCTAATACAGATACAAGTATCGTGGTCTTGTCCTTCATTATTAGGAAGTGTCTACTTTTTATTGAGATACTCCAAAACAACATCCTGGATTTTATCAAGAGTTTCCGCGTCGTGGGCATCGGGGTAATCTCGAACCTCCAAACTATCATTAATTGTAAACCAACCTGAATGACCCTCTATAAAAAGCTGAACCGCAAACGAAGGTGTACGCGTCGAAGGTATTCCAATTTCTTTTGCTAAAAGTTGGCATCCATCAACACACACGGGCTGACAACCCGAGACGAGGCATCCTTTTACGCTATACCATTCAACACTATATCCATTGTGCATCACGATTCCTGTCACACGACCTTCTTTCAAATGTGTTCCAACGCGGACTTCTGAAAGCGGCAGTGTTTTTCCGTTCAGGAGGTTTACGGTTGAGCGATCGTGTATTCCTCCAGGATATGTTTGTCCGACTTGTTTTCCCCAAACAATCTGTTCAATTTCCGCGAGTGCTTTTGGATCACCCACTTCTTCATAATCTGAGAATACAGATTCTCCAATTTTGATACAGTGTGTATCTGTGTTCAAACAAACAAGATAACTCGGCATTTCACCGGTATATCTCTCGACACCTGTATCCTCAACGTACATCCACACATTGTTGTGGAGCACCAGATGATCTCCTGAAACAATTGTACCGTTATATACGTATAATTTCGCATTTGAGGGACAATCAAAGTAGAACACACTGGTTACTTTTCCACCCGGTATCCGGGATCCAACACGAATGTCTTTGATGGGTACATTTCCAACCAATGTTTCGGGATGAAAACATACAGTTACACCGATGGAAGCACCCAGTGGAATAATAAATGCCAACAGTACTGGAAAAATCAGAGATATTACAATTCCGATTGCCAGGACTGTTTCAACAAGAGCTTTTAGGGTTGTCATCACCACTCCAAATGTTGAAAACATAAATGAAACCATCGTGGAAACAATGTATACAGCGTAGTATGCACTAGATGATATTCGGTTCATAACATCGCGTACATGACCTAGTTGTCCAGTCACAATTGAAAAGGTGTTTTGGAGCTTTCCAAAAACAGTATTGGCGATTTCAAAAATGAACTTGTCGATTCCTGCTAAAAATCCCAAGAATTGGTTGATGTCTCCGAGAAGATTGCCCGTCATTCCCTGAAACATACTGAGTAGGAGATAGACCGGAGCCGTAGCGTAATCAAAAACAGCTTTTGCGAATAAATTGGTACAATATGAAAAGTTGTCACTGACTGAAACATCGGGACTGAACATGGATGTAAAGGGCATATATGCCGGATTACACCGATACTGAACCCAGTTTTTCGATATGTCTGTTAAATTTGCTCGTATATATCCATACATGATGATTCCGACCACCACAAGTGGACCCACTATCACAGCAATGTATTCCAACATTGTTATTAGAGCTTTGTAATCTTCTCGCATAAAATACCTGAATCGCGTTCAGAATGTATAGCATACGAAGGCACTTCTTGGTCATCCAACACCATAATGTACCTGAAATCCGCTGTCATTACCACAAATTGTGCTGTTTCTGTCAACAATTGGTAACACAGTGCGTCTTTGACTTCTGCGGATTCATATCCTATTTCAGCAGCAATATGTAAGCCATCAAAGTTACGACATACAGTTCCGGGCGCCATAAATACACCGTCTTTATCTACGAAAGGTGCCTCAATCTTATGTACTACCTTGCCAATCACGGCTTGTCCTCCCAACAATTTATCGCCGATTTCAATATCTTTGATTCGTTTAAACTCCGAGTTTGCTAGAACGACAAAGGTGCCCGAGTGAAACCCGCTTACTTTGTACTTTGAACGATCTGGGGGATCTGAAAGATAGTATTCGCCTACACGTTTATTAAACACTTCAATATCGTCAGTTTCCTCGTAATCTTTAAACATAAAGTTCATGATTGGAATTTGATGGGTATCTGTGTTCAAACATATTAAACGCCGAACACTTTTTGCTGGAATTACATGTGGATGTTTTTCTGCTCGAATCCATTTATCGTTGTATAAAACTTTATGATTTCCGGAGAGTTGAATACCTACTAAATCAACCATTGGGGTATGTGTTCCATCGAATGTTAATACTGATTCAACTTTGTGTCCTCCGGAAAGCACCGAACCAACACGCACATCTCGTAAAAGCGAATGTGTTCCATCTTCCATCTGCATCAATGTGGTGGGTTCAAAACAAAAGAACTCTGCGGCTTTCCCAATCGGACCGTTGTTGATCGACTCGCCTGTCGCAGTACCGGTATTCGCAATATGAAGCAAGATCACAAACACAGAAACAATTCGGTTCATAATTGTTCGGAATCTACCGATAAGCTGGGATGTAACTCCCAAGGTATTCTGAAGTTTGCCAAATACCGAGTTGATCATACCTAGAAAACCATCTACTGTACCGGCAATCTTTTGACGAATGAAATTTATAGAACCCAGTACGGATCCAAACACTTCTTGTATGGAAGAAAAGTTCTGGAAGATAGGATCCATCACGAAACCGGCATACGATTGTGTGCTTTGCATCGAACAATTTGTAAAGTTGGATACAATGTCCGATCCAACCATACCTGCCAGCGGCATATACAGTGGATTACACCGATACTGAACCCAATTTTGTTTAATTTCACGAAGATTTGACATTCCGTACGCATAGACACCGGCGACTCCCGCCAACAGCGTGGCGAAGAGAACAACCAATATTGAGATCAAATCCATTGTTTATAACAATCAAAAACGGATTAATAAGTTTATCGGTAAAAGGGACGAGTATCAGAATGGACAAACTTTCGCTTATCGAACTCAAGAAACTGGCAAAGGAGAAGAAGATCAAGCAGTACTATATTTTGAAACAGGCAGAGCTCGTCGCGTTGCTCACTATGGACGAGTTACCAATCAAGTACAAACTGGAGAAAATGACAATCAAAGAGTTGCGTACCGTCGCCAAAGACAGGGGTTTGCGTGGATTTTGGGGACTTTCAAAAGAAAAATTGACGGAACTTCTATTTCCCTCGCATGATAAGAAGCAGGATCACAGCCAAACAAGCGAACATGGAGATCCACAAAATGAGGATCCCAACAAGGTACTTGTAGAGATTACGGAAAATTCGCTCGAGCAGCGGCTTAATAATATGCGACTCCACGAATGAGTGTGTTTCGGGTTTTGCAGCACTGGCTAAAACGTCTTGTATTAAGAGGTCAAAGAAGCCTTTTTTCGTATCGGATGCCATTGTTTGAGGAGTCTACTAAAGAAAGTACATGCTGAGCGAGAACTCGTTTGCTTCTTTTTTTGTCTCTAAAGCAATATAAATCGAATGAAGCTTCCACAGAAGAACGTCGTTCGCCTCGGAGCAATTGTGTTGGGTCTAGTTGTTCTTGTAGCTGTCGTAAACGCCTATTCTGGATCTCGTTCCGGAGGTGCGGAGGGTTATGAGAGAGGTGGTCTGGAGCCTCAGGGACCTTTATCCAATATGCCTGATCAGCCGGCAAATGTAAGTGCCCATTCTCAGGGCGGTAACGAGATGTCTTCGATGGGTCAGGAGAGTCGTCACCCGGCAGGTCAGCAGACATACCAGCAGAATGTGTTGTCGCCCGAGGAGCTTCTTCCCAAGGGCGGTCTCGGTGCGTCCTGGAGCTCGACGAATCCAGTTGGATTAAATGAGCTCAAGGGTCAGAGTGCCCTGATCTCCCCGGGTTATCACTACGGCATTAACACGGTGGGTCAGACGCTGCGTAACGCGAATCTCGATCTGCGCTCGGATCCTCCAAACCCTCGCAGTGCGGTAGGTCCCTTTCTGAATTCTACAATTGAGCCTGATCTGATGCGCCGCCAGCTGGAGATCGGCGAGGCTTAGCCCACCGCAATATTCAGAGTGTAGGTTTGGGGTGTGGTATCAGAACCTACCTCTAGCAGCCCGTATGTCGCAAAATAGTATGTATTACCCGATGTAGCTGGTAGTTCATATTCAGCTGGAAGTGAAATCGTTGCTGTAGATATAAGTTCAATTGGTGGCGATGCGTTTAATACCTGTGTTTCTGTAAATATATTCGTACCGCTTGTGACGAATAATATACGCTGACCAACAGCTTCATTTTGTATTGTCGGGGTAAGAGTAAACCTATACATAGTAGTAGCAGGAGCTCTAAAACTGTATGCTGCATAATATCCTCCCGACCATGGAGGAAGGGGGGGTAGTGTTGGCAGAAGCGTATTCAATGTCTGTGTCGTATCGCCCAACCCGATCGGTACAATCGAGAAAGAAGGTCCGGATGGAAGAGGTGGCGCAACACCTTTCGTTGTATTTTGAAATACTTGGAGGGCACTACTTGCGAGACCCACTGAGACAACACCTGCTGGAAATCTAGGCTGTTTAGAAGGTTGATTATAATTTGAAGCTATCGCAGCCAGTTTACGCATACGCGTAATGGCTGAGCTATCTGCGGAGGCACCACCTCGTTTATTTGATCCGAGAGATGTATTCATTTGTAGATAATGGAAGACCTTATTTTTGTTAGTGCACAACCTGATGATGTTTATTTTCATTGGCAGGTTGAACTCTATCTCTATCAGTTCGCAAAACACGGTATCAAAGATAAGTGTTATGCTGTTTTTGGATACACAGGCTCCAAACCATCTTCTGCGATTGTTGAATTAGCAAAAACATACAATATTCGATGGTACAAAGATACACGAACCGATAAAAAGTATATACCTTCAATTGTTCCTCATTTAATGAAACAATTTGTTAAGGATCATCCTACAATCACACATAACCTATTTTACCACGACTCCGATATCTTTATTGTCAAACTTCCAAATTTTGAACTTCTTCTATCGGATGATATTGGATATCTTTCGGATACAATCTCCTATATAGGGCATGATTATATCGTTGACTGTTCTAAACGATACAAGCAAAAACATCCGTCTTTACCAGACCGAGACATATTAACGAAAATGTGTCAGTGTGTAGATATATCGGAAAGCATAGTAAAAGCAAATCAAAGCTGTTCTGGTGGGGCTCAATACCTTCTTAAAAATACAGACGAAGCATATTGGCAAGCTGTTGAAAACTCCTCAAATAAGTTGTATACACTTTTGAAAAGCTATGAAAAATCATATCCGATTGATCACCATATTCAAATGTGGACTGCGGGTATGTGGGCTCATTTATGGGAATACTGGAAACTCGGTAAGAAAACAGCTGTACACCCTGAACTAGATTTCTCATGGGCTACTGATTCGATTGAAAATTATTATAAGAAAAACATCTTTCATTTGGCAGGTGTGACAAACGAAACAGCTTCTGATAAGTTTTACAAAGGCTTGTACACAAGTAAAAACGTTTTTAAAGAATATTTGAAAAACCCCGGGCTCTTTGATCATGTATCTTCAAAGAGTGCTACATATCCATATGTGAATATGATCAAGGAATACTCAAAAACACTGGATGGAGTTCCGCCAGAAGAAGAGCTCACGGAATTTGGAATGGTTACAGAAGGTGATTGGAAAGGAACATACTACAAAACAGAAAAACAGTACTTTGGAAAGTCTTTATGGCGAGGAGAGAAGTACATTATCTTTTTTAATGGTAGATGTTGGATATTGACCGGATCTCAATATGAGAACGAGATTTCTGAAACATGTGGCGGATTCGGATGGTCGAAGGGAGAACATCCTTACGACAACTGTTGGCAGTTTTAGATATTCGTATAATATTAATGAGGATCGAGTATATGGTTATCTTTTTTGCCATGATGAGCTATCTTTTATATCAATATCTGAATGGTGGTCCTGGAAACCTTGTTGTGATGGAAGCTTCCGACGGCAAGAAATATCAAGTTCAAGATTTACCAGGTAAAAATGATGCTCTTGAAATGATGAGTAAAATTAATGCGAACCTTGAAAAAGTGGTAGCATTCTATTCAGGTGAAGAATATGAACAAGATATTCCTGCAAAATTATTGGTCGAACGCTACAAGCCTAATCGTGTAATGGAAAACAGCGTGACATCATCCGACACATCTTATTCCGAAAACAAAGGTGAAAAAATTGTGATTTGTTTGCGTGATAAAACAGCTCCACCTTCGTACCCACTTGTCGATCTGAATACAGTGATGTTTGTAGTCTTGCACGAAATGGCACATCTGATGACAGAAAGTTTAAGCTCTCATCAGCATACCAGAGAATTCTGGGCTAATTTTAGGAGATTATTAGAAGACGCTTCCAAAATAGGTATTTATAGTCCCGTCAATTATTCGCGGGAACCGATTGATTATTGCGGAATGAAGATTACCGACAGTCCGTTATAGACGATCGCATGATTGGCATTGACCCGGAGGAAATTCTGGAGCCCCCGACATAACAACTTTATTATCATTCTTTCGCATACCAAAACGTTCCACAAGATTGAAAGGTTGAGGGACACGCACTTCTCCCACTTCTGGCTGGACACACGCAATCGCTCTCGGCTGTGTAAACACTGTAAAATCTTCAGTCTGTCCAGCAACATTGGTGGTTCTCTCATCCAAAAAAGGATTTGGGACACGAGCTACTGTACAGCTATCGCGGCGTGGTTCACGACTTAAAGCAGCTGCTCGATATACAGAACCCGCACGCATAGCTTGTACAACCGAACAATCACGCCACTTGACCATATTGGTAGAATTGCCGTAAGAAGGTAGAGTCTCAGGCAAAACAGAAGCCAATTTGCGTGCTCGAGCAGTCGCTTCTGAACTGTCTTGTAAATTGATAGAAGGAGGGCGTGTTTGGGTACGGTCGACACGTTCACGACGCAAAGCAGTTAATTCGCGGCAAGAATAAGTTCTTTTTGCTTTGAATGTTGCCGGATTGCTCATATTGTATTCAGATTAGAGAAGATCTACGTGCGTCAACATATGACGGCGACAACATTCGCGATCAAGACCGAGTGTATCCATAGCCCTTCCCTCGGCAGTGCGTATAGTGGTCTTTGTCAGGTAGAGAATCTCGTCGGATTCAGCACGACCATCTGCGACCTTGTTTTTCTTGACAAGGTCGAGGTAGGCGTCCCACTTCCCTGCGAGAATATTGTTACAAGTGACGCAGCGGATTGGAATAAGCATTTTTTGTGGTATATTCCTTTCCTACAAAGTTCCCGTTCCATTTTCTACTCTACAAATAATAAGATGATAGCCAATCCAAAAGATTTAACCTTAGCGATGGCTTTGTTAGCACTTGCGGTCGTGCCATTGTTGGTAGGTATGCCTTCCACTATTTTGAATATTACAGAAACATCCCCCCTCCTCGTGAAGGGTGTGTGGGTTTTGGTGATTATGGGCTTGTTATATCAACACCTCACATTGACTGCTCTTGTACTAATCTCTTTGGGTTTGATTGTGCGTTATGAAGTGTTTGGATCCTACGTGTTTTCGCACGATGGTATTTTGGCAGAGTATGCGGCGGCACAGAAAAAAGATCCTCGTTTTGATAAGAATCGTAACGTAGATTTATTAATGGCGGAGAACAAGCTAGTGTCAGACCCTGCACGCTGGCTTGATCCCGGAAGAAAGAAGGGACCTCTGTTATTATACCCACCCACACCTGAGCAGTTAAGTTTAATCGGAAACAACGGGCATTAGATACTACCATGCGAGTTTCCGAAGGACGAGATACTACCAGGCTAATTCAAGTTCGGCAACAGACCAGTATTCGGTGGTACCGTTGGGTAGTTTTCTGCGAATAATATAAGGCAATTTGCGTTCAAGAATTTCACGTTCCGCAATTTTTAATACCAGTTTGGGATCATTGGTATTAAAGTCTGTGAGTGGAATGAGCGGAAGAGCACCTTCCGCAATCTGTTGTGCCCGGCATGACAAGAGAGTGGTGTATTCATATTTGGTGAAGTAGGGAAGACTCACACGAGCTACGTCAGCATTCTTGACAACATCTTCGCGGAGTACGAAGGTCATTGTTATACTAGACAAACAATCTACTAAGCCTTATTCATCCGTTTTCTGCGAGATAGACGACGAGCAGAACGGCGGAAGGAACGACGGACTTTACGAGTAGATTTACGACGCTTGCCACCTGCTAACTTCGGTTTCGCTGACATATCCCCTAATCCCGTTCCAGCTCCAGGAGCAGCAGCGGCATCACCAGAGGTACGTGCTATGACACGGCGTGCTGCGGCAGAGCCTTCTACTTCTTTCGCCAGGTCTCCCTCTCTTAGTTCCGCTCTTTCCTGTTCAGCAGCTTCGTCAGCAGCCACCCCAGCCTCTACATCTTGGGCTTCTTCAACGGCAGCAACTACCTGCTCTGGGGGAGCAGCAGCGGCAGCAGCTTTGGCATCAGCAGCAGCTTTGGTGAGTGATGCCTCGATGGCAGCATCAGCAGCAAGTTCCTCTGGCGTTGCATCCCGATGGGTATCAAAGTATTCTTTCATTTTAGCTACGAACGCTTCCTTTGAAGCCTTCTTTCTTTCGCTGATTTCTGCTTCAGTTGGACGAGGACGCTTAGCAGCAGCAGGAGCAGGAGGAGCGGCTGCCAAAGCCGCGTTGGCAGCAGCCTGTACAACTGGTTTACGAGCAAGAAGTCCGGGTGGAATCGGAACCTTAGAAACAGACAGATTAGCCGCTTCAAGAGCTACTGCGAGACCTTCAACAGATTCATCGAATTGAGTATTCTCAAAAAGATTTCCGACGGGTCCGAACATCTTCTTTAATTTCGTATAAAGCATATCGCGATTCTCTTTTTTGCTAAGATTGCTGGTGGCTTGTACTCCGAGAGCAGCAACTATAGCTGCGACATACTTACTCGGATTTTTAAGTATTTCATTTCTCACAACCCCTGTTGTTTTTCCAGCAATCTCAAGGACACCTGGTACTGCTTGTAATGCGTTATCGGGTACTAGTAGCAAGATAGATCGAACAACTGTTAGCACCACCAAACCCGTCACACCACTTGTACCCTTTGCGAGATCGTTAGACAGTGCTCTTACCGCAACTGCCCCGACAAGATACTTTGATGCTGCCCAAATGTATCCCGCTGTTATTTCTGCTAGTTTTCCATCTCCCCCCGTCGCCATTATACGAGAAACTGTCCCATTCATAAGTATCTGTAGTTTTGTCCCGACATTACGCTTAAATTTCGTTGCGGAAGCACAAACAGCGTCAATAATTGTAATAAACATAGTGATTGGGTCAACTCCTCCAACAAGAGACTTTCGTTTCTTATTTCGGCGTCCTCCAGTAGCAGCAGCAGAATCAAGTTCCTCAGAAGCTATAGACGCCTCTTTCATAAAATTATATAACTTCGGATCACAGTTCTCTTCAAAATACTTATCTGCTTCTTCCCAAGTCTTAATACCAGCAAGAGCGGTGGCAGCTTCGAGAGTGTTCTTTCCAGCTAATCCTAACCTTAGGAGTCCGCTTGCTGCGTCACTTTTCAAGGCAGGAGATTCAACCACAGCCCCTGTTGCCGCTTTCCCCATTTCTCTGGCATACTGTTCTGGCGTTAAAGGACCACCCGCACCGGGATTCAGGCTAGGATCATCATCCATTTATCCTACACAAATATTTAAACAAGCGCCCTTCTTGTCTTTCGCAGAGGTAGACGGGCGGTGCGAGAACCTCCTCCTCCCCGCTTATTCTTGTTAAAATATGAATACAGTCCTAGTGCTGTCCCCGCCAATATCGCGTCTCCGACCAGCGTGCCACCTCTCTTTCCTTTTCCAGCCTTACGAGTCTTTGTTCGTCTACCTCCTTTACTACACAAAGGACATGTCATTTATCTATTTAGCTCTCTAATTTTTTGTTCAATGTAGGGATGTGTCCATATCTCATGAGATTCCAACCGAATATTAATCATTTTAGGCATGATTGGATAATCCAAAATTTTACCCACAATCGCACTTGCCAAAATTTCGGGAGTTGTATCCACCGCAATATTGTACGCACGCTTATCCCATACTTCCATACGAGTACGAACGATTTCCAACACGGTGGTCATCAAATGATCTTCAAATAACTGCTGTGTCTCTTTCGTCAATACATCGCACGCAGGACATGTATCGGGTGAGGGTGTAGCAGTATGTTCTTCCTCATGTAACTCTAAAAAAGTATCAACTATATCCGGTTTCGACATTTGTGTGTTCATCCACTTTGTTCGTAAATACACTTTGCGACCGTTATAAACAGTTCACGACGATTAATCTGCGACGAAAAATTCTGGAGTACCTTTTCAATTTCTAGATAGACAACACGCACTTCATCTTCATTTAGTTGTCCATCCTGGGTCGGTGTCAACATCCACTCTCCAAAACTAATTCGCGGTGCTGGCATTTTCTGTGTCTTTAAGTGCCGTCCTCGTAAACGCGAATTCAGTCGCAATAAGAGCATTTTTGCGTTTATCCACCACAAACGCAAAACACTCTTCGGCATTTTTGGGTTTTGAAGAACTCCAAAACTGCCCTAGAAACTCTTTCAGATCTTTTGCGGAGAGAGACCATGGTTTCGACCACATATCAGGACGTTGAATTTTGATAACTGTATTATCATCCTTGATTTCCAGTTTATGAATAGTGGCATACTGGGTTGTTTTGAGGATGTCCGAGAGTTCAAGCTCCAGCAGTTTACGCTCTTCTCGCAACTGTTGTGCTTCTTGATTCAACTGTTTTAGCTTATCATCCAATCCACGATACTTGCGTACACACTTTACCAAATCACTTGACATTTTCTATCTAAATCTCCATCAAAAAAGAACATCCGTTTTGTATAAGGATGGATCCTCGAGAAGTTGAGGCTTTGAGGGTCGCATATAACAAAGAACATCGTCGTGAAAAGCCTATTAAGAAAGGAGTGGGTGTTTGGAAAGAAATTACCACGCGTTTAAAAGAGGCATGTGATTCTGCGATGCCCGAATGTATTGTTCGGAATCTCATTCACAAACCGAATGCTCCTATGTCTTGGAAAACTAATTTGAATGAATGGCTATCTTCTGACGACATTGATCGTGTCCAAAAAGAGTATGCCAAATTATTGCCCGATTACTACTATGTCGGTACTGTTCCTATCGACTTTGATAAACACGCTTCCACCGGTAAATGTCTTGTGAGTGCTCTGTGTAGTTTAAATCTGAAAGACCTTAAAAAGAAAGGTTATAACCGAGTTGGTATCGTGTTTAATACCGATGTTTCAACAGGTCCAGGTGAACATTGGATTGCCGCATACTGTGATTTCAGGGATGATCTTGAATATCCTCAAATGACATATTTTGACTCATATGCCCGCAAACCCGAAGCTGAAATACAAGAATTGATGCAACGATGGGCACAACAAATGCCCGGGATGCGATTACAATATAGCAGTGTTCGGCATCAATACAAAGATGCTCAATGCGGGATGTATTCGCTCTATTTCTTACATTGCTGTCTCTTCGGAATACCGATGGAAAAGAAGATACCCGATGATGTGATGGCGATGATACGAACTATGTTTTTCAAGGTCTAATAGAATAATGGAAGCTGTACAAAAGATTGTACCCCAAGGTATGAGTCCAATACTTACTCTCGTCGGACTGATTGCTATATTTTGCTTGGGTGTAGGGATAACAACCTATGCGTGGCTATCTATGACCAATCAAGCTCCACCTTCGGATGCGACACTTACCAAAAATCTCGATGTGTTTCAAGGTATCGTAAACCCTGCTCCTCTCACATGTCCCAGCGACAACCTTTTAACCGATTATTATGTCGCCGGATCGGGATATTCAATGCTTTCATCAAAAACAGTCTATTCCTACATAACCGCGGACGCCATTACAAAAGTGATTGCCGCAGGTGCTCGTGTCATTGATTTACACGTGTATGAAGTCAACAAAAAGCCTGTGGTAGGTATTGCCGATGAAGCTACTGGCAAAATGCTCACATACAACACCATTCCACTAGAAGATTGCTGTAACGTGATTGCGAGCAACGCTTTTGCTACCACTACACCCTTTATAATGAGTATTGTGTTTCATACGGACGACACCGTACTCATCAACAATTGTGCGGATATAATGAAAAACACACTTCGCAAATATATGTTGGATTCGTCATACAGTTATCAACGCAAGAACCTTGCTTTGGAACCCGCATGTAATCTCATGGGCAAACTGATTGTTGTCAGTGGAGAAAAACACAAGGGAACAGCTATGGATGAACTAGTGAACATTTCGTGGTCGAGCAGTTTGTGTCGGAGACTCACGTATACCCAAGCAGCTCAAACCTATGACCACGATGAATTGACCGAATACAACAAGCGTAATATTACACTTGTGGTTCCCGATTTGGATACTTCTTCAATGGCGAATCAGAGTGCGGAAATATGTTTTAGTTATGGATGTCAGTGGGTTCTGATGAATTACGGCAGTCTTGATAATGCTTTGGAAATCTATATTGGTAAATTTGTAGACTCTTCGTTTATTGTGAAACCTGAACCCCTACGTTACAAACCCGTGACATACACGGCACCCAAGCCTCAAAATCCTAACGTGTCGTTCCAGCCCAAACAGTTGAGTTCGCCTTTGTTTGATACAACAATCGGATCTGTTCGTTAAATACTCTCTACAACATACAAATGAGTGAAGGTGGAAGAAAGAAGCAACCCTCGGCGTGGATTAAGCATGTTATGGCATATTCGAAGGCACACGGTATGAAGTTTGGGGATGCTCTTTCAAAGGCTGGACCCTCGTTCAAATCCAAGACTGCGAAGCACGGAGGTCAGTTGCTTAGCAAGGGTACTCCAATGGGTGGACGTCGCCGAACTGCCAAGCGCGGTGGTGCATTGTATGGTTTTACGGGTGGAGACTATGTTGGCTCTCAACTGTCAGACGGTGCGGGTCGTTTCCCCCGTTACGATGTTGAGAATAACAACTACCCTACAACGGGTATGATTGGTGGACGTCGGAGCCGGGGACGTCGCTACAGCCGCCGCCGATAGATTTCTCGAATATCGGCTGAGAGTAGATAATCGCACCCGGGGTTCCAATAACGACACTTGTCAGCAACGTGATGATATTCATCGGGTAAATCTGCCTCCAAAAAGTCAGGGTTCGTCACCATATTCAAAAATGCCCATTCATTGCTGAAAGACGGTACATAACAGGTATTCAACGCTACACTCGGATTACGACGATCAAAGGTGTGTAGCAACAAATCTCGAAAGTTTGAAATCATATCCCAGTTCTCGTGGTTCGGGTTTAGCAAAGCAGGACCCACGTGAATCGAAATACCTCCCGGATCTCTCAATACATTTTTTACAAGGAGAATACACTCTGTATACAAGCAAAACATCTCGGGAGAATCAGGATCTGGGAGATCTATAATCACAAAATCATACTTTTTAGACGTTGTTCTCAAAAACGAGCGTACATCTTCGGGTACATACGAAAGTGAATCACGTGAATAAACGTGCTTGTTTAGTGCCGACAAGTGTCCTCGACCAAATTCACTCACAAAATGTTCATCATAATCCACAATTGTCACACTTGCCACATTACCCCATTTATACACTTCACGAGCCGCACATCCATCTCCACCACCCAAAATCAGAATATTCAAAGGGCAGTCAATAAAGCTACTTAATGCTTTCATAACTGGATGAACAAGCGTCTCATGATACCGATACTCATCCAGTGTTGACAGCTGAATTTCGTTATCCATAATCAGCACATTTCCGTGGTTAAATGTTTCGAGATACTCAACGTGTGAATGTTTTGTATGAACCGAATTAAGAATCTCTTTCACTTGTAGCGAGAGCTTTTGTCCATATTGATACTTTTCCGACATTGTGTTGTTACACCCGTACTATGTAAATAACACCCAAAACAGGGGATGTGATTCGTGGTGTTCCTCCCCTTCCATCACACGGAAGCCAACCACGTGGAGGCACACTTCCTTGATACATCATAATAATTCCTTTGGGAAACACACCTTTCAAAATAGATGTTCCATCTGTAAGCTTGTAATCATCTGCTCGTATTTCGGTAGCAACATCAATACGCGTACATTCAATATGTGCCGAAGAAAATTTCGTGATTGTTCCAATATCTGCCGAGATCATCGGTGTATCTACACCATTCGGTTGAAGATGTGTACCTCCAACACAAACACTTTCAGCAGCAACTACTTCGGCTGAAATTGTTTTCACTTCTACCGTATTTGCTTTCAAGTCTCCATCTACAACAAGCGAATCTTTATCAATTTTGGTACAGCCAATACTGTTTGTGCTATTTGTAGGTGTTATAAAGCCTACATCCGCACTAATTCGATCCTCAAAAGACGAAAAACTTCCACAATCAAAATCAACTCGATTTACAGTGAGCATACTCATATTCGCAAAATCACACTCAATACCGCAGTTGTGGATACGCACACCTGAAATACAGGAATCTGATTCTACTTGTACAGCCTCTGCGGACAGAGTACCTCCCGACAATTCTACCCCGCCTATTTGGATCACAGCTTGTGAGCACGACAAATCAGAAACACACAATTGTTCGACGTCGATCTTTTTCGAGCCCAAGTGTGTGAATGCACTCTTTCCTTCACGAAATACAATTCCACCAATCGATCCTGTTTTTGCCACAAATTCATCAGCACAAATATTTCCAGGAACTGTGAGATGTCCTTCTTTCATAAAGACACCCCCAATCTCATTACCGTGTCTAGATTCAATACGGTCCACAGATAACTTGGAAACAGAAATGTTATCAAACGATCCCGAAGAGACGCTGACATTATTCGTATACAGACTATTATTCTTAAAGGATAGTAGCACGTTCGTATTTGAGCGTAGTTCGATTGCCGGGGCACTTGTAGAAAAATCTATAAACGGTTTTGTGAAAACGTGTGGATTTGGCGGATAAAAAATTGATTTGTCTGGAATAGAAAGATCGGTGACACTGAGTCGATTCACAGTTAAAAAATCTAGGGAGGCATTCAATACTTGAACTGGAATTTCTCGAATCACTGTTTCTTTTTGGATAACAACTCGTTCTTTTTGGTTTGGCATAGGAATCATTTTTTCTGATCTGAATGGCATTGTTATCTTACCAATCCATCAAAATGTCTTCAAGATTACATTCACCTTCATCGGCGGGTGTGGCTTTCTTGACACGTTCATTTGCTTCGGGGAGATGTGATCCCAAAGGCTCATCATTCCCATCTGGCAAACGAGTTTCGTCCAGAATAATATCTACAAATCCTGTACCAGCAGGTGGCTTCTGACCAAACATGATGTTGGCTGAAACACCCTTCATTGAATCAAAATCAGCAGCAACAGCAGCATTAAACAGAACTTTGGACGTTTCTTCAAATGAAGACTTTGCCAGAACACCGTTGTCATGCTTGTTCATTCCAAATCGATCTACTGAAACCAGTCGACCTTGATAAGTCATCGAGTCCAACAACATACTCATGTGGTGATAATTGACATACGCCTCGGCAAACACATCATTAAACTCGTCCAAGATCGCTTGGCGTGCTGCCTCGACACCAAACACGTCATACACTTCATGAATGTCATTGGAGAAGATTCGTGTCTTGTCTACATTTCGGAATGTCATCAATTCATACATGTTTGCTCCCTCTACATCCAGGACATACTGCGTCTTGCAAACATAGCCGGAAATACTGTCGTCCCACAAAAGCTCTTTCTCAACTTTACGAGGATAAACTTTGCCTACACCAGATGCCCCTACAATAACAACATCGAGAACCCGCTCCTCCATGAATCGGAGTGTAAGCATGTTGGTCACAGTACCCGATTCAAAGATGATACGCATCACAATCTTTTGGGAATTCGAGTCGGAATGTACACACTGTAAGACTTTGAGACCGCTTGAAAGAATCGCAGTTTCAATCGCGACCATATCTTGGGTATTGCGTGCTGCCATTTCTGCGTCATCAAATTCGAGTCGCAGAATCCACGGTGAAATACAATCAGGTTTGCCGGTAGAGAATGCTTGGAAACTCGCAAGAATTTCACGATCCTCCGCAACTACTGTACCGTTATCGAGTGGGTAAGGATCATAGTACATCCGGACACTTTTGGTGATGTCACGAAGCGTTGTGCGTTGTAGTTCACGCTGCACGGTAATTGCCTGGTCAAGTGTGCTTGTAATCAAAGGATCGAGATATACATAATTCAGGGGATTTTTAGGATTGCGTGAAACAGCCAAGAGTTCCTGGATACGAGGAACACCTTGTGTCGCACCTGCCTTCACTGTACCCGCACTGTGAAAGGTGTTCAATGTAAGCTGTGTGGTGGGTTCACCAATCGACTGCGCTGCCAAAGCACCCACCATCTCACCCGGATGAACTTTGGATTTCAGGTACTTGAATCGTACTTCTTTCAGCAATTCATCAAAGATATCTTTCGTGAATCGGTAGTCGATAATACACCGACGAGGAGCCAGGTAGAATCGTAATAGGGCATGAAACAACTTGTTTGTTCCCATCCACGGCTCAGCAATCAACTTGTGAAGTTCTTGGACAATATACGAAGGAACAAGATCAGTCTTGGTAGAGTAAGGATTGCTATACTTGTCCACTAAACGCTTAAGATGGACAGGTGCCAACACGCTATCTTTACGATTGTAGCGGAATACATCGCGCACAAGCATTTCGCGGTCAGCTAGGATCTCCTCGATCATATCGGGTGCCTCTGTGATTGCTACTGTCATAAGAGGAGCAAGTTCCTGGACAGACAACGCAAACATCCGATAAATATCTTCGAATGCCATCATACCCAAATTGATATTTTGAGACTCAACTGCTGTCGAATCAATCCCGTCCTCGCCGTAATTGTACTGGATGACAATGTTGGTATTGTTACGAATTGTGCCGTTATATGCCACATGCATATCCTCCATCGTCTTCATCAACTTACGCTGAATGTAGCCAGTATCCGAAGTCTTTACAGCTGTATCAATCAACCCTTCACGACCACCCATCGCGTGGAAGAAGTATTCTGCCGGTCGCAATCCGCGAATAAACGAACTCTCGACAAATCCTCGCGACTCGGCACTGTCATCGAACTTACTAAAGTGAGGTAGTGTTCGGTCAGGCAAGGTATACTGAATACGCTTGCCGTCTACAATCTGCTGCCCGAGTAGAGCAACCATCTGGGTAATATTCAAGTTATCACCCTTTGCACCCGACTTTACCATTTGGAGTAGGCGGTTTCCAGCAGGAAGAGAATCCGATACCCTCGATGTGATTTTCGCACTAATTTCTTTCAAAGTATTCATAATCTTGTTTTCAAGTTCAGCACCATCGGTACGACCCGAAATATTGACGAAACGACCCGCATGAACATCTGTCAAAATCTCCTGGACTTGTGTACGACCATCCGAGAGCGACTGCTCTACAAACTCTACTGTTTCCCTATTGGAAATCAGATCCGATGCGCCCGTCGAGAAGCCTGTATACAAATTGAATTTCGTAACAATCGATTGAATTTCGTTAATGAACTGACCACACCGTTGAGGACCGAAATCGTTGAAGATTACATGTAGCACACCCTCGGAAGGTGTATTAAACGCACCTTTGTTGAGAAGACCGCTCATCAACTTGCCGTTTACGAGTTTGACTTTTTCGTTAAAATTCATGAGTGGGAATGCGGCTGAAATCACATCACGACCGGAAAGTGATCCACCCTTCATCTTGAATGTTGTGAGTGGTCGTCGGATACGCCCCAGCATATTCATCGCTGCTTGCTCGTGAATAAGAGCATCAGGATTGGAAATACGATATGCTCCGGTGAGTGTATCCTGTACCATCTGAATAATTGGCGCATTGATGCGTGGTGACACGATCAAGCGTAATACTGAGGCTAACTGGGTTAGCTCTGTTTCTGCCGCAATGGACTGCGGCACATGCATGTTCATCTCCGAACATTCCCCTAAGTTTCCAAAGGGGGCGGACTATATCTTAAGCCACTCGGGTTGACTAGACCTTCATTGTGACCCACTACCATTTAGTCTCTGAACCTTCTCCGTGCCCTGTCATAGCGGGTTTAGGAGCTTGGCTGCGGATTACCAAATCCTCAAAGTTTTTACCATACCACCAGTTTTTCTCTGGTGCCACAACATACTTTCATATGCTGCTTGGTATTTGAGGCTCTCATGGGTTTCCCGATCAATTTGGAAGTGTTGCAAGTACTGATAGAAACGCCAGGGCTCTATTTTTGAGCTCTTCCTGCGTTTCGTGCTTTCCGGCAAATCGCACAATGGATTTTTCTACACAGACTAATGCCACGCCTTTTCGCAGGCGAACATACTGTTCTAAATTAAGAGGGTCAAGAACTACACCTTTCATCTTTTCTAGCTTTTTCTTATAATGTTGGTCTTTTGCGTTGTCAGATCGCAGTTTAAGCATATTTGGACTATTTGAATATTCAGATGATCTTATCGACATACGTTTGCGAGTTGTTTCACTACGAAATTCACAGCCACCTCGTTTCGAGGGAGTATTTGTTGCTTCTAACATGTCGTGCCGTATCGTCCGGATGGTCTTTCCGCCTTCTGTGAGGTTATATCCATTTGGAAACAGTGTGTTGTGTTCCAGAATATAATGCCGTTCAAGCTCGTCCAGTTTTTCAACCGAACATTCTTCTAGCATTTTTACCGTTAAAGCATCTTTTCCATCTTTACGAATTGCATTGTTGAGATACCAACACTGTTTCTTTTTCGTGTTACATACTGCTTCACTTATGTGATCGTTAAATCTTCCTTGAATTCCAAATGGTCTATACTTATCGTGGTTTTTGCGATGGCTGACTGTCTGACCGACATACTGTTTTCCATTCAATGTATTTGTGATGATGTATATTTGACCCTTAATTTTAGATTTATCTGTGTGGATTTCATCCATTATCAGTAATTACTAGACAGTTATATCATTAGAACCGTTGTGATCCGTTTCTAAGGAAGAGGTTTACACTGTTAACCCCACTAGGAACACTCTCACCCTAGTAGGCAGCTGCCTGTTGGAGACAAGATTTATCTCCGTCAAAATCGGCGTTATAGGGTTTAGTAGCGCTTACATTCAGTCGAAAGGTCGAGTATGGCAGAACCTTGACACGATGGCACTCCATCGAACCCTTGTGAAGCGAGGGCTGTCGGTTAAACAGCACGTTATCACCGTCAATGAGATGGCGATGAACGATATCGCCCTCTCGCAGATCGATCATGTCGGCATTCACATAGCGAAGAGAAATGGTGCGCTTCTCGTGTTTGAGAAACACCGATTTTGCGCCGGGGTGTTTGGTAGGACCGTTGCGTACATACATTGAGAGCCGATCGCGATTGTAAGGGGATACGATTTCGGGTTTGGTGATATTGATTGCGATTTCGAGTGGTACACCCAATTCATCGACATCGATATTGGCATCGGGAGTAATGACAGAACGGGCACTAAAATCAACACGTTTACCCATCAAATTGCCGCGAACACGACCAGTTTTAGCACCCATACGTGATTTCAGGGTTTTTAGAGGACGACCGGAGCGTTGGGCGGCAGGAGGCATACCTTTGATATCGTTGTCGACATAGGTGGCGACATGAAACTCCAAAAGAAGCATCTGTTTTTCAATGTAGTCACGAGGTTGACCTTTATCAATTTGTTCGCGGAGCTTTTGGTTTGCCCTGACAATGTCGATAAGTTTATGGGAAAGGTCGTCGTCCATCCTCTGATTATCGTCCATTACAACGGGAGGACGCACAGTGAGTGGTGGGACGGACAAGTGGGTACATACCATCCACGCGGGGTGAGAATAGGTGGGATTCAAGCCAAGGATTCGAATGGTATCGTCGGAGAGACGTTGAAAGCAACGAAGCACCATCTCGGGTTGGATGGGGACGTTGGGTTCTTCCCCTCCTAAAAGAGAGCCTTGAAGAGTACATACTGTACCTTGGATCTTATCCACCTTTTTAAGGATGGTAGTGGCACAGGTAGGACAAGGAACTGGGCTACCTTTGGCAGATTTAGCAGCTTTACCTTTGAATACGACTGTGCGTGCCCTCACATCAGAAAGACGATCAACGCCGTGGAGTGACGATTGTTTCAAATCTTCCTCTTCATCTTTGGCGTACAGATTGGAGCAGTTTACGCACACGCAGTAAAGAATGCGTTCAATGTATTCGATGAATTGGTAGAGATAGACAGGTCGTGCTAGGGCAATATGACCGAAATGACCTTGGCACTGTAAGTTGGTGTGTTTACATGTCGGGCATACTTTTCCGGAATCAATCACGCCAAGACGAGCATCAAACACACCGCCGGGGACAGGATTGTTGCCTTGGTACGTTTTATCTGTGACAACTTCGACTACTGACCTTCGGAGAATCTCGGCAGGCGACGTAATGCCAAATTGTACACCAACAATGGAGTCGGACATTGTTCTTATTATAAGTAGAGTTACACGTAAACTTTACAATCCGTTTCTTTCTACTGAATATGTAATATGGCTCGGACGCTTAAACGACGGTCGCGTCCGATGCTACGAAAAACCGTGAAGGGGGGTAATGGATACGGAAAGGGTGATTGTAACAATAATGTGGATGGCACAATTAGTACTCCGCAAAAAATATTGAGAAGACGACTGCTTGGCGATATGTATCACGATGCCAATAACGGAAATTCATTGTTCACTCGGATTTTATTAGGAAGGTACAGACTTCTATTCGGAGGAGCTTACCCTGTTAAAGGTACAGTCGCTTATGCAGAACTAATAGATGATGAAGAACTATTGGCTTTGGGAATTCCAACAAATTTTAGTGAATGGAGTTTATTTGAGAGTATTTTGGGATCTGTAAAACCAATAGCGGGGTTACCCGATCCTTTGGTACAACCAGTTACGCCAGCAGGAGAAAAAATTCTTACAAATTGGGACGAAAGACGACGCAGAGCAATTCGATTTACAATTGATCATGAAACGGCATATATGTCTGACGATTCAGGCGTTCGATTATACGCAGACATTCCAAATTCAGAAGTTGGTATAGTACATGACGCACTACATCCAGTTTTCAAGCAATTAGGTGCTGCGAATTTGATAACATTTGCAAGTATATTGGATCAGGCACCAAAACCATGGGCTCCGAAAGATAATCCTGTATTCTATCCTTATCCTTATCCTGCCGGTAACCCAGGAGTTGAATACAATTTGTGTGAATATGGATTTGGACCGTTTTTATCGCAATTAATTATTACTGGATTTACAGGAGTTAAAGTATCATGTAAATTTCGAGGATTTTTGAGTATGTCCGAAAATGGAACAGAATTCTGTCCAGGATCAGATTCTCCACCGGGGACTGGACCAGGACCCCGAGTTATGCGAGAGATAGATGCTATAACTATGGGCATACCCGGTCGTAATCCTTTAAAACCTATAAACAAGACAGATCCGAGTGTATCTGGATTTTTTACGAGCAATGCAGAGACTGTTAGAATAGAGATGTCTGTTGCCCCGGACAAGAATAAAATTTTATATTATGCCGGGAAGGCACTAGGTGATACATCCCTAGTTATGTCTATAACGAAAAATCTTGGACCCGGTGTTACCAACCCTATGCTGATCAGCCCTTTGAGGTATCTTTACCCTATCGGGGGAGGGCAACTTGCGCCTCCACTGCAAAGATATATTGTAAAAACACACGATATATTAGAGGCTGTAACAGCAGCAGTAAAAGACGAAGCCTTTATATTGGAAAATGCAAATGTAGGTCCAGGGGATCTTGGTGGTTATATATTCATACCTGGAAACGACGATGATGTGCCTGCTGTTCCACCAGGACCTGCTGGTGCAGCAGCCGCTGCAGCCATAACAGCGGCTAGATTATTAGCATCAGATAAACTCAGACTTACCGAAATGCTTAGAGATCAGCGCGACAAGATAAGAAACAGTTACAAACTTATTATAGAGGCATTTAATTATGCCAATCAACATTACATATATGAATCAAGTGCATCACCAAACCAGTTACCAGTGCATCCTAAGATAATTCCGCTAATAATCGTTGGATTAACAAGCCTACGAGATAGTTATATCGACGAATATACAAGGGTACTTAGTCTTATTGAGACTGTTCCTGCTGACCCAATACCACCTAATGCAGATGTAACTACATTATCTGCAAAATTTAAGGGAATTTTAGCTTGTAAACACCAAGTTCTACTTAGACCGGGTGGTTGCTATTTTAATAGCCGAATAGTTATATCTAAAAATCCAGTTATTGTGTTTTTACTGCCTCCCAGTTTATTAGCAAATCCAGATACAGCATCGGGTCTATTTCGAAATTTTTTATACAATATATATACCCCACAATCTATAAACGATTATTTTGAGTCAGTCAATCTGGACACCAATTATAACCTTGCCCTATTGCGTCGCGTTGTATCTACGTTTAATTTGTTATTTCCAGTTCCTGCTCCTGCAGCTCGGGCAGTTCCAGTATATGTCCAAGGAATAATAGCTAAATTTAAAAAGCCAGGAAAATTTCCTAAAGGTTTAGACGCAGATCTCTTCGTTCAAAGAGATCCGATTATACCATATGTAGCAAAACAATCAGTTTTTCAAGCTGTCGAGGAGGTGGAAAGAAAAGAACGCTTGCTAGATTTAACACCTGTATCTGGCAAGCTAGACAGATTAGAAAAATTGTCCGAAAAGGTTATTTATTACAATCGCAACGCCAAAAGAATTGATAAGATACGTATACTGCAACAGGATAAAGAATTGGAAAAAACAAGAAACTCTCCGGAAAGGAAAAAAAAAATAGCACCAACAGCAACAAAAAGTGCGACTGTATTGGATAAATTGGATAACCAGATTGCATCTTTAGGAGATAAACTACCGGGATATGTTGGTGTGAACACTCGATCTAAAACGCTTCTCGCAGAGAATGAACGTTTAAAAAGTCACTTTAATACTGAAGTATCAAAAGACCCGGCAGATTTTATTAATACAGACAATCTTCTTACTTCTAAGGAAAAGCCAGGCTGTTTTTCACTTTTATCAGACTGTTTTGCATTCGTCGGAAGATCGATTAAAGAGACGATTTTTATGATTGCAACTGCGTATTGGTACAATGACACTAATCCTATTGCTTACCCCACCACAGATTCAGTAATTCTAGAAAATATATACGAAGAAGCGATCTCTCCTGAGGTTGGATCTGTAATACAAAGCGGAGGAGGAGCTCCTGCCACCCAAGTAGATCCTAATTCTCCAATGCCCTGGGAATTGGCTATGATTAATGCGTTCTGTTGCGATTTTAATGCGAATCAGTTTGCGAATTTAGGATATATTAACGGTATAAACGCTCCACCTGTCATAAACTACGATTCGATAATTGTAAAAAGCTTTCAGAAAGAAAGAGACATGTACCTTGCTGCGATCGGCATGAAGATGAATGCTGAAGGCACATCCGTCGAACCATTACCCGCTCCTGCTCCTGCTACAAACGAACCGCCACCAGCTACGACGATTGATCTAAACGCTTCTGGGGTTGAATATGGTAAACCAACACTAGGTGTCTCTAATGTATCAGATGATGAAAATCCGGGAACTCAGGCAGTACTAGGAGGTCAACGTGTCAGTCCTGCGAATCTCACCATTGATTTGATGAAATCGGGTGTGAGATTGGGTGGTTCGCTCAATACTGAGCTCACATAATCGGTAAATGCGGCATACTCTTTTCCTTCTTGGGCTAAGAATACTGTGGGTTCTCTAATCTTGTGTGTATCTAGCCAAAATAGAACAGTTCGTACTTTTCGATCAAATTCCAAAAAATTATGGGAGGGTCGAAGACTACGAAGGTACACTGCCATTTCTTCAAATGATTTACGCCGCTCCATTTGTATAGTATATGTGGGAAAACACCAACACAGATGTCCGAGTGGTTAAGGAGGGAGGCTTAAGATCTCCTGGCGTAAAGCCGCATGGGTTCAATCCCCATTCTGTGTAATCACGTCTCTCAACGTCAATGTAAACACATCAACATTGGGCGGCGGGTCCCGTCTGAGAATAGCTCAGTTGGCAGAGCGGGGGATTGTAGCAAGTACGTGCTAAAACAAATCTCCCCAGGTCACTGGTTCAATTCCGGTTTCTCAGAGAAAATAAAGGTCTATTAGCTCAGTCGGTAGAGCGCCTGGCTGTTACAGAACATGCGACCGGGAAGTAGCTGGTTCAATCCCAGCATAGACCGAAAAAGACTTATAGTATAATCGGTTAGTACACGAGACTCTGACTCTCGAAACCCCTGTTCGATTCAGGGTAGGTCTACATTGCCCGCATAGCTCATCTGGATAGAGCACCCGCCTTCTAAGCGGGAGGTAGCGGGTTCAAGTCCCGTTGTGGGTTCTTGCTTCAATAGCTCAGTTGGTAGAGCGCGGTGCTTATACAGTTTTGTATACGAGAGACGCCGAAGCCGCGAGTTCAATCCTCGCTTGGAGCACCATCGCGTTCATAGTTTAGTGGTAGAATAAGGGATTTCCAATCCCTTAGCCCGGGTTCGATTCCCGGTGAACGCATAAAAAACAAACATTATGAAAATACAATGGTTACATACGAGGACCTCATTAAGGAAAAGTATCAAGATGCGTGTTATAAATGGACCGGCTACAGTGGCAAGACCAACGAAATAATAGGCAAGTTTATTGGAACAGAAGGGGACTTTTACAATTTTCGAATTGATGATCGTAGTCCCTTGTATTCCCTTCGCAACTGGAATCTACAAAATGTTTATGAAGCCACAGGGACTTGTAAACGAGGCGGTACTCGTAGACGAAAGACTCGTAGACAAAAGACTCGACGTCGTAAGCCTTTTTAGCTCAAATGGTAGAGCATCTCTCTTGTAAAGAGAAGGTACCAAGATCGATACTTGGAAAAGGCAGTTTTTTATAGCTTGTTTATACAACAATCTACAAATGGCTGATAATCCGTGTATTATGGACCCAAAGTGTCCACCCACTCTAAAGGAAGCGCGCGAACTTACTAAAACATGTAAGCAAGAACTTGCTGACAAATGCGAAGAAACTGATAGAGCCGGTTACTGTAATTACAAAAAACCGTCAAAATATAACGGAACTCGCAAGACATGTAAGTGGTTAAAACGCAACCCAATTATCGCAGTAACCACTGACATTACTCCTGAAGATATTCAGATTCGTCAACACGAGTTAATAAGAAAGGATCCACAGTTTGTTAAAAAGTTTATTGACGCAAACGTATGTGAACATACTCCTGATACCCTAGATGTACGCGATGCTCTCTACTTTATAACAAAATACAAGAAGGATAAAGATCATGTAATTTATATGCCCGAGTGTAACGAATCTAAAACATACGTGGAAGAAGATTTTATCATCGACTGGAATGGCAAAGATGAGAACTATAAGGGTTCTCTAAAGTTTCCTAGAGGATTCCGAAAGCGTCTACAAGATTACAAGTCTAAACTTGGTGGAAAAACCCCTTGGGTGGCTATTTTGCTTGTACTACATTCAGATGCTATATCGGACTATCATTCGAATGTTTTGTTCTATTACCCAAAAACTGAAACAGTAGAACGTATTGAAGCCGCTGGTTATCGCTTTCCCTATTTTGACCAAGAAGAACTTGATAACCGTCTTTATAGAGCCTTCAAACGATGGGGTATTAAGTTTATGCCAACGATTGATGTTTTGCCAAGAATGGGACCTGCAAAGATCGCTGTCTTGGAAGAAGAAAATATTGAAGGTGAAGATATTTCGGGTGATCCGGGAGGGTTTTGTCAAACGTGGAGTTACTTCATTTTAGACCAGCGTTTCCGGCATCCGAACGAATCAGCTATGGGATTGTTTGAACGTGTCATCGACAAGGTTATAAACTCGAATCATACATTTTTAGAGATTGTTCGTAGTTTTCATGGCGTTATTCAAAAAGCAGTACCGAAACTTCTCAAGAAAATAGGATTCACTGGAAAGTCATCCGATCTCGACGACTATTTCTACGAGAATTATGCCTATATCGCACAGACCTTTGATCTGTGCTAACACTTGCGAGTTCCTGCCTTTCTTCCTCGTCTTCTTCTTCTACCAGCCGTTTTCTTTGTAGACTTCTTCTTCTTTTTACCACCATTTTGTACATTGTTGAGGTACGCAATAGCCTCATTATATAGTTCTTGTTTGCTCCTATTCCTATCAATTATGCTTGGGTTGGCGGCAGCATTCTGTGCCCAAGCTACCTTCTGAGCCTGGGTCATCGCTCTCACCTGATCTCTAAATCTAACATACGCCGCGTCAGCCGCAGCGGCTTCGGGGGTGTCGTCGTCTTCTGTATACTGCGGCATTTTTTATGTTATATGTATCTTTTTTTTTAACGCATTCGGCGAGTTCCTGCCTTTCTTCTTTTACGAGCAATCTTCTTTGTATACTTCTTTTTACCGCGGCGGCGACCTCCACCAGGTCCTCCCTTGGCTTTTTCTTCAGTCGCATGAATCTGTTTTGCACTAATCTTTTGACTTAGTACATCCGCTGCTTTCCTAGCCTCAACAAGTTCGCTATGTGGAGGAAGATTACGACCTTCGGATGCTTCTTCATTCTTTCGAAGATATTGCCCCTGCTGGAGTAGCTCATCTAATGTAGCTTTAGCTTCGGCTACGGCTTCAGCATGAAGCTGTTCGACACTCTTCCACAACTCTGGTACCTGATTTTTAACTACAGGTTCGCCCATTCTGGAAATCGGTTGTGCACATGCACTGATTCCTTGCTCGTTGATGGCTGCAGGAAGTGCTTCTTTTACCGGTATATTTACAAAACCGCCTCCCGGAGCCTTATTCTCTAGATCTCTAACTTTATCCCTCAAAGATTTTAACACATCTGACGCATCCCGATGTGCCTTTTTCAACTCATCTACTGCTTCTATAACTGCCGGTTGTGCAGCATGTACTTCTGCAATTTTTCTAAGCTCTGTCACTGCCTTAAGGTTCTGCACTGCCCAAAATCTTGCCATGAGTCGGTCTGGTGTATCTCGCTGTGCTATCAAAATGTCCGCACGTTTTAGGACCGAGATAGCCACTTCTTCCTTTTGCCGCATCTTCCTCAAATAACCGTCCGGGGACTTATCAAGTTCCATGGATGCCTTTGCAAGTTTAGCCCCAGCTTCCTGGAACTGCACTATTAGCGGATCGTTAAGCTCTGTGGCTCCAGGCTTTCTGGTGGCTTTCTCAACCTCGGAGACTATTCTTTTTATATTATCCCATTCCGGTGAAGAGCCATCTTCATGAACCAACCCTACAAAAGGACATTCAACTATATAAGGATTCGCAGCAGCACCGATATACATCGAACATATTCCTACAAGGTCTTCGCTGTCTTGTGTTATACGCGTTAATACACTAAGACATGTGCCATATTCATCTGCCCAAACGTATAGACTATCCGGATTAGCTCGTCTCCATATTCGCTGCATTTATATCCTATAATCATATTAAATGAAGCTCAAAACGATAAAACGATCTCACAAACCCGATAAAAAATGGGATGCGGTATTTGATAACGGTAAAACCGTACCTTTTGGGGCACGAGGGTATTCTGATTATACCAAACACCGTAACAAGACGAGAAAACAACGCTATCTCAGCCGTCATTCGGGGATGGGAGAGCATTGGAATAAACCGGATACACCCGGTGCGTTATCAAGATGGATTCTGTGGAACAAGCCTAGTTTTAGAGCATCAGTAGCAGATTTCAAAAAGAGGTTCCACTTGTAGGCAACCATATCTTCTTTTTCCGAACGGTCGCACAATACATACGCCGATCTTCTATATCAGACGGATTTCCTAAAATACGATTTCCGCTCGATATTCCGCCATCGATTCCTACTGCCCCACACGAACAGTATTTGAAATCGTGGATGTGCTTGCTCTCTATTGTTTGTTTACATTTCTTACAGAAAACTGCGTGTCTTACCTGTGTATACTTGACACCGGCGTACAACATACTATTGTAGAGAACCATCTATAAATTCTCCCCACGTGAGTCTGTACTCGCTGTTTTTATATGTTTCCATATTTCGGTTAAATAGCCGAATGTATGCGAACATAACAGATCCAACAACCAAAGAATAGATAAACTTGGAAGAGTCCATTGTGTTATAGATCAGCCAAAACCACGCATGAAATACGCATCGTATTTTAGACGGTGTATTCCGGAGAAGAGCCATCTATCGATATTCCAGTCATTCAGGCGGAATAAAGCAGCACCATAAATTGAACCAGCCTTTGTCGCTTCCTTTTTCATAGTTGTTACAGCATGTTTCTTACACTTTTTTACCTCTTTTATGAGAGCATCTATCTTCATATCCGCTCGTAGAGTACGTTTGTGTTCTTTAACACGTCTTTGAAACTCTATTCTCTTTTTGTTAAGCTCTCCCTCAAATGCTTTCAGATTTAGAAGAGCCTCTCGAACAGCGGGTGTTTTCTTGATCTTATCGAGAACATCCCTACAAGCACCCTCAAATTCCAGTCGTTCCTCCACATTGTTGTATGGTTGATTCAGATTGGAAACATTACATAAAATACACTTGCCTTTATATGCTTGTAAGCTTTGAATGGTGCATTTCGAGTGTAATGCATGTCCGCATCCCAACCGAATACATTCGCCTTCAATATTCACACTTTTATCAGGAACATCTGTATATCCTCTCACGCCGAGTGGATCATAGCACACCGCACACATATCTTCCTGCATTTTTCTTATATTTGGTTCAATTGTTTAACTGAATTGCCGTTTGTGTTCGCGGTGCGGCTTTCGCGATACGCCGTGTAAGCAACTCTTTGGTTGTTCCGACAGATTGAGTATCTTCTCCTTCTGCGATACCTTCAATCGCACGCAACGCATCTGTAACCTTTGTTGGCTGATCGCCAAAATGAAGAAGGAGTTGTGTCCGGATCGTATTTCGTTTAATGCCGGGTTTGTAGGTTCGAACTGAGCGAGAAATTGTTCCCGAAGCCATCCCTTCCAACTTGAAATCATCAAGCTGGTTTTCGCGCATGTAGGAAAGCACAGTGTTTCCAAGAGTAAGCTTCTGTTCCCGAATTTGCTTGAGTCGTTCACCAATCTTGCGAGATTCATCATCAAGTTCTACCCAGGTTCTCAGACTTTGCGTGAGATCGGCGGCGAGTGTATCGTCTGACATGTTGTTTCTTGTTTACATCTAGCGTGTAAGCTCTTCTCTTGCCTCCGTACGGTCCTCCCATTTGACCTCGATTTCGACCACCCTCTTGATCTGTTCCCCGAGAAGTGGATTGGGTTGTGGCAGGAGCAGCAGGAGGAGGGGGAGGTGGTGCGACAGGAGGAGGAGGAGGAGGTGGTGCGACAGGAGGAGGGGGTGTAGTAACAGCACCTGGATATCCTATATTCGGAATCTCCGCAGGCGGAGCTGCCGGCTGCGCCGG